GTAAAGCATTTTTTACGTCTGGCTCTAAATTATTTCATACTAAAGATGCAGAAGTATTAAGAACCGCAGATACTTCAGATATTGGTTTTGTCTTTAATTTGTCAGAAGAAAAGACAGCAGACTTTATAGCGTTTTACGTCAATTCGATTACTGGCAGCTCTAACGTAAAATTATTTGGCGCAAATTCTCAGTTTATACTTACCACAAGCGCAAGCAAGAACTTTATTACTACTGATGGTGACATATTTATAACAGCAGATGAGCCTAACGACTTTTTTGGTGAAATCAGTTCCTTTACAATTAATTCTACTGGCTGGAAGATATTTGATTTTACAGAGTCATCATTTAGACATTTTCTTGTACAGTTTAGTGGATCATTTACAATTAATCTTGGTGAGGTTTTATTAGGTCAAAAAGTACAACCTTCTGTAAATCCTGCAATGGATCGCGTATTTGGTACTAACGATAATATCTTATTAAAAGAATCCTACGATGGCACAGAATACGCTATAAAACGCGGAAATTCCGATATAACACGTAGTTTTTTATGGGATGCGGTACAATCTTCGGATAAAACTAAATTCGAGCGTTTACGCGATAAATCACATCATAAGAAATTTGTCTATTATGATGACACTAACTATTATTTTGTACTACTTGATAAGATGGATATTAATGAAGTAGCATCTGGTTTATCTTCAGTAAATCTGACATTTAACGAATAATAAAAAAAACTATTGATTATTACTGCAAAAGCATTAAATTGTATGTAACAATTAAGTCTTTAGGAGGACAAAATGAAAAAAATAAAATTATTATTAGACCAATGTTTTAATTATCAATTAAATTTCCAAAGTTGGTCTGACAAAAAGTTTGTTGCATTTTTAAAAGAACTAATAGCTGGAAAAACAGAATATTATTTAGACGAATATTTTCCAATAGCTGAAGTTAAAGCATTTTTGGAGGACAAATAATGAATACACATTCACAAAAAATAAAAAAAGAAAACGCCAAAAGAATAAGATTTGACGGAGGTGCATTAATTGCTTTAGGTTCTCAAATATCATTGCACGGTGAATTAATGATTAATGGTAATTGGAAATTCAAAGATTTAAACGAATTTAAAGAGCTTTGTAAATCAGTTCAAGTCGTTGCAAGTCAGCTCAGAAATGATGTTTCTTCTTGGGTTGATTCAGATGTTGATTTGGAGGACAAGTAATGAACGGATTAGATTTATTAATAGGAATGGCTATCGTTAGTTCGGTAGCCTTTATTTTGGGCAAGATTTCATTGCTAAAGCAAGATAGACAGTTTTGGAAAGATAGCTGTTATATAGCGATGGAAAAGTACAATAATCTTTTAGTTGAGAAACAAATGGGTGAAACGATAGAAAAGGTTTTTGAAAATAATAAATTAAACGTAAACTAAAATATGATTTGGAGGACAATCATAAATAATTTGGGCCGCACATATCTTACCTCACTTACCTTAGGTATGTCCTCCTACAAAGTGTGTGGCCCAATAAACTTGGAGGAACAATGGACATAAATAAACAACTCAAAGAAAATTATAACCTTACTAAAGATGCTTTTTGGCAGTTGCGCGATAAATGGATTATAACGCACGATGCTGTGATGATTATAGCAGAGCAAGAAGGTATTGAATTTGACATACCAGAAATTAAGATATTAGATGAACGACACATTATGATGCACGGTAAAGCACGTCTTGGTGATAAAGAAGAATGGACAACTGGCGAAGCTAATCTTGCTAACAACTGTAAAGCACCGTATCCATTTGCTATGGCTGAAAAACGCTGGAAGGATCGCATTACTTTAATGTTGATTGGTGTATATCATTTAGGCGTATATTCTGAAGATGAAGCTGACTCTTTCCAAAAAGAAGAAGGAATGACTGCTGCACAATATAGAACTATAAATAATTATTTAGAAAAAAATGAATACGAAGAAGATGTTGTCACTAAAACTTTGGATTTTTTAGACAATGAAGAATCAACAATGGTGGAAGCACAAGCATACATTAAACGCCTTAAAGAACTCGCAGGATTGGAAGGATAGATCAAAAGAATGGTACGAACTAATAGAAAAATTTGCGATTGCTCAAAATCTGATGGGAGTAAAAAAGACTCTGGACATAAAACTAAGGATAATGGACAGCAAACCGACCGTAAATTATTTATCGGTTCAACAGATGAAAAAACTATTAAACGCATTAAGAAAAGAGTACAAAAATGACTTATAAAATATTTTATTTTACTAAGGAAGATATTGAACCTATTGTATTTATTGTTCCGCAGACAGAATTGCATACTGATGTTTTTCAAAAAACTTATATTTATTATGAAAAACAAGGCTTTGAAGTAACAGAAGTTAAAAAAGCGATGAAAGACATAAAGCAGCAACATCCTTTAACTGGTGAAGCTGTTTGACTGGATGGATTAAACTTCATCGCGACATACGCGATCATTGGATATGGCAAAATCCTATATATTACAGAGCGTGGTCTGATATGATTATGGAAGCTAACCATCAGACAAAAAGTAGGTTATATAATGGTAATTTAGTTATTATTGAACGTGGTCAAATTGTAGGTAGTTTACAGTCATATGGACATAGATGGAATATGTCGGTTTCACAAGTAAGACATTTTCTTGATCTATTAGAACAAGACAAAATGATTAGCAAGAAAACAGCACAAGGTTTCACACACCTAACTATCTGTAATTACGACACTTACCAGAGTTTACAACAAGCTGACAACACACAAACCGCACACTCACCGCAAGCTCACCGCAAGCTCACCGCAACACCTAAAGAATTAAAGAATGTTAAGAATGAAAAGAATATATATAGCAAGCAACAACAAATAGATACAATTAAAAATTCTTTAAATGAATATAAAATACAGTTTCCAACAAAAGATGTGGAAGGTCAGTTTGATTTCTTTTGTGATTATTTAGATAGTAAAGACAAACGATATAAAAACTATTCAGCAGGTTTTAAAAACTGGCTTCGCAGATCAAATGACGTAATATCTAAAAAAAATAAAGATATAAAAGTAACGTGTCCAAGTGAACACGAATATAAAATAATTGAAAAAGGAGTATACACAGTATGTCAGAAGTGTTTCCAACAGATGATACCAGTAGAACAAGTACAAATGAAAAAAATGGCTTAACTATTTTGGAAGCAGTTGCACAAGGTGAATATGGTCGCGAAACAATGTCGCAGCAATCGCGCAAAGATAAAAACATATCTTACAAACAAAAAATGTCATATTGCTTAGAATGTAAAAGAGTATGGCAGGCTGGTTTAATCAAAGGTGAAATAGATTATTATAAAAATGTACCGACATATAAAAAAAAGAGAGAGGTATGTCCATTATGCAAAATAGAGAATTAATGAAATCTATGCGTAAAAATAAATGGTTAAAAGCTATAAAAGACGGTAAACCAGAATGGTATGTTAGGGAGCTTAAAAAACTTTATAATGAGTTAAGAAATGAAAAGAACGCTTGAATTATTTGCAGGATCGCGCAGCTTTACAAAAGTTGCTGCAAGTCCAAAGTTTGCTTTTGATACATATACAACTGATAACCAGCCATTTGCTAACATAGATCAAATCTGTGATATTTTTGATTTTAATTTAAACGATTGCATAAAAGCGTTAAGAGGTGTTCCAGATATAGTTTGGGCATCTCCACCGTGTACATATTTTTCTGTTGCCTCGATAGGACATCATTGGAATAAAGACCATACACCAAAAACAGAAGAAGCAAAACTTGGTGTAAAGATTGTTAAAGAAACTGTACAAATAATAAAAAAAATACAAAAGATGAATCCAGATTTAAAATATATTATTGAAAATCCAAGAGGTAAGCTGCGAAAATTAAATTTAATAAATCCTTACAAATTACATACAGTAACATATTGTAAATATGGAGATAGTAGAATGAAGCCAACTGATATTTGGACAAATATACGTTGGATACCAAGACAAATGTGCAAAAATGGAGATATTTGCCACGAAGCAGCACCAAGAGGAAGTCAAACAGGTACTCAAGGATTAAAAAACGATTATGAAAAAAGTAAAGTGCCATATCAACTATGCAAGGAACTAATAGAGTATTATTTGTATGGCTAAAAAACCAACACGCAAAACATTAGTTCGTAATCTTGACAAATATTTGTCTTTATATATTCGTCAGCGCGACAAGTATTGTGTTGTTTGCGGAACGCCTAATGATCTTACAAACGGTCATCTGTTTAGTCGTGTTGCTTATAGCACGCGATGGGATTATGAAATTGGTGGCAACTGTGCTACACAATGTCGATCGTGTAACCTTAAACACGAATATGATCCATACCCATACACAGAATGGTACAGAAATAAATTTGGTCAAGATAAATACGATGAACTACATCGCAGATACAGAACAATTAAAAAATATACAAACTCAGATTTAGCAGATTTATTAGAAGAGATAAAATGTCAGAAGATATAGTACGACAAACAATAAATAACAATACTAAGCTAAATTTAAAAAAGCCTAAACAAAAGTATTTACAGTTTGATGCATATGATAAAAATTATATTGTGGAGATAAAAGTACGCAATACACATTATGACAAACAAATAATAGAGTTTAGTAAATACGCTTTTAATAGTAAGTACGCTAAAATCAATGACCAGATATTTGTATATGCTATTGCAATAAAAGACATAATTTATATCTTTAACATCAGTAAATTAGAAAAAGATTATATCTTTAATTGGGAATGGCGCAAACTACCAGCTACAACAGAATTTAAAAACAATGATAATATGCTTAAATACGTTGGTTATCTAAATCTTGCGGATGCGATAACAACAATTAAAATAAAGGAGTGAAAATGGAAAAAAAATACCTAAATGAACTAATAATAAAAGAAAAGTCATTTGACAATGGCGGAAGTATTTTAAGGGTATCAATAAAAGTAAATGACTTAATAGAAAAGCTAAAAGAGATTGAAAAAGAAACAGGATGGGCCAATATCTGTATTGCGGAAAGACAGACACCATCTGATAAAGGCGTGACACATTACGCATACGAAGATGAATGGAAGCCAAAAGAAGGCTTTAAGTCGAATACTGATAGCAAGATGCCTTTCTAAAACCTAACCCTTCCACATATCGAGGTATTTATGAGAGCAATATGTCCAAATTGTACATCACAGCATACACGTAAAAAAGGCATACGAAAAGATAGGCAGCGATGGCTTTGTAATGTATGTGCTAAACAATTCACAACAGAAATTGAAAATTATAGTACACAATTTCCGAAAATATTATTATTTGATATAGAAACCAGTTTTTATCATTTTGTAGGCTGGGGAACATACAAACAATATATTAATCATCATCAAATTACAAAGCACCAGTATATTTTAAGCTGGGCCGCTAAATGGTTATATGATGAAAATGTACAATCTGACGTAGTAACACCAGAAGAAGCAAAGAATCGCGATGATAAACGTGTACTTAAATCAATCTGGAAACTATTAGACGAAGCTGATATTGTTATTGGACACAATGGCGATCGGTTTGATCTGCGCAAACTTAGATGGCGTTTTGTATCACAAGAAATAGAACCACCAACACCATTTAGAATTATTGACACACTTAAAATAGCCAGAAAAGAGTTTTTTGCTCCGAGCTATAAGCAAGACTTTTTGACTAAGTATTTTAAGCTACAAAACAAATTAGATACAGATTTCCAATTATGGGTTGATTGTGAGGCAGGTGATAAAAAGCGATTAGATGAAATGGTTGATTATAACGAACACGATGTAATTGGTCTGGAGCAAGTATATATCAAACTAAGGCCATACATAAGAAATCATCCTAATCTTGCTGTACTTATGGATGAAGATGTATGTACACATTGTGGATCAGATGAACTAATTGAAACAGATAAAGAATACTTTACAAGCGCAAGTAAGTTTCCAATATATAGATGTACATCTTGTAAGACACCACACATACGACACAAAAAACACTCTAATCAATACAATACAACAATGAGGAGTAGTTAATGTTAGTTAAAGATTTTTTTAATTGGGCAGATGAAATGCATATTAAAGAAATGAGGCTAATGAAGGATAAAGGTAAAGAATATACGGTAAATGATACCGATAAACTTAAAAATTTTAAGTCAATCGCTGAAAGACTTAAAACTTTTCCAGAATTTATTTTATTAGTATATTTGTTGAAACATATGGATTCAATAAGAAACTACATACTAGATGGAACAGAGGCTTGCGATGAACCGATTGAGGGTAGAATTATAGATGCGCGAAATTATTTACTTTTACTGGGTGCAATAATTAAAGAAAAAAATGAGGATGTTCTTTGAAACATTTAACATTGGGTATAATACCTAGCGTTAAAAAAAGTAAGGGTAGGCAAACATCCTCAAAGATTTAAAATATGATTGAAACCATAAAACATTTTTTAGGTATATGTGGTGAACCTCACGGTTTATTATATATGTTGTTAAGTGCAAGCGGTATAACTGGTTTAATTGCTTACATTAAATATAAAATGAAATAAATGAATCAAGGCTACAACGAAGAAGCAGCAAGACTTGCGGAAATTGCTGTAAAACGATTAAATGCTGCAAAAATAGTAATAGAATACTTATCTACTAAAGATCAATTTGATAAAGATGAAACACGGTTTGTAAAACAAATAGAGAAGAATTGGTATAGATTGACTGACTTACAAAAAGAGATTGTATTTATGCACCTAATACAAGGATTTAGTTTTACTGCAATATCTGATTATGCAGGAACATCACCACAAGCAGTATCGCAGGCGTTTCACAGGGCCTGTCAATGGTTTAAATTTAGGTAAATATATATAATGCCTGTTCCACCACAAAAATTAGCTGATAATGCAAGACGTGCTTTAGAGATTCGTAAAGACCTACCACCTTCAAGAAGGGCAATGACACCAACTGGATTAGCACGTGCGCGTGATCTTATTAATCGTAAGAATCTTTCATTAGATACTATTATGCGTATGTACTCATTTTTTAGCAGACACAATAATGAACAAAGTCGCGCAGCAAGGCGCAGAGATAAAACTAGCAAAGCATACCAATCTTGGCTTGGCTGGGGTGGAGATGCAGGTTTTGCGTGGGCAAAAAGAATATTAAAGCGTGAGGATAGAATATGAAAATAGTAAACTATAATCCAGATAAAATAATATCTGCTGAATACAATCCACGCGAGCTTACCAAAGATCAGCACAAACAACTAGCAGATTCAATTACGCGTTTTGGATTGGTCGATCCTTTAATCATTAATAGACACAAAGACCGCGCAAATATTTTAGTTGGTGGACATCAAAGATTAAAAATTGCTAAAGAGTTAGGCTTTAAAAAAATACCTTGCGTAGAAGTAGAACTATCTCTTGACAAAGAAAAAGAACTAAATGTTAGATTGAATAAGAATACTGGTCAATGGGATTGGGATAGTCTGGCTAATTACTTTGATGCTGGTGAATTATTAGAGTGGGGATTTACTGAAGATGAATTACAATTTACAGAGCCAGAAGAAGTACAAGGCTTAACAGATGATGACGATGTACCAGAGGTAGAAGAAGCAATTACGCAGCAAGGCGATTTATGGATATTAGGTGAGCATCGTTTATTGTGTGGGGATGCGACAAAGAAGGAAGATGTAGAGCGATTGATGGATGGGCAGAAGGCTGATATGGTCTTTACTGACCCTCCATATAATGCTTTAAAAAGTTGGAAGAAAAAACAAGGTAAAGCTGAAACACGATTAAGCCCAACAGGCTGGTTCCAAAATGATGATATGGATTGGGATGAGTATTACAATTTTATTAAAAAATCTATTCAAAACGTAACATCCGATTCTTATTATGTTTGTTGTGATTTTAGAATATATCCTATGTTATATAATATTTTAAGTGAATTAAAATATGAAATAAAGCATTGTATTGTTTGGGCAAAAAATGTTTGGGGGCTTGGTAAAAGATATAGATTCCAACACGAATTTGTAATATATGCTACGAAGAACAATCCAAAATTTATTGGTGATAACTCGCAAAGTGATGTTTGGAATATTGATGTTGATAGAAGTAAAGAACATAAAACTCCAAAACCTGTTGAGCTACCTGTAAAAGCAATTAATAATACAATTAATAAAAAAGAGTTATGTGTTGATATGTTTTTAGGCTCTGGTACAACACTTATTGCATCTGAAAAAACTAATCGCAAGTGTTTTGGTATCGAGATTGATCCACACTACTGCGATGTGATTGTAAAGCGATGGGAAGATTATACTGGTAAACAAGCAGATAGAATAAGAGGAAAGTTAAAAAATGCCTGATAAAACAGGAACTAACAGGAAGTCTAACGGTCAATTTAAATCTGGTGTATCTGGTAATCCTAATGGCAGACCAAAAGGCAAGCAATCAATACCAGATATATTAAAAAGAATAGGTGACGAAGAAGGTACTGTTGATGGCATTGATAAACTGGAAGTTGTTATGCGTAAGGTGTTTCAGTATGCGGTAGAAGGCAAACCGTGGGCAGTACAGTTTATTGCTGACCGAACAGAGGGAAAAGCTAAAGAATATGTTGAGCAAAAGATTGTGCAGGATGAGCTAATAGTTGAGTGATATTCAAGATAAAAAAAGACAAGATGCTACCGCATCAGCAGCAATTCTGGGATACGCACAATCGGATCGTACTTCTGATTGGTGGCTACGGAAGCGGAAAGACTTATATTGGCGCGCTAAAATCGATACAGATGTCATATATAAACAGACCAATACCGCTAATGTATGTGTCACCTTCGCACCAATTAGCTACCAAGACGATTATTATAACACTAAAAGAGATATGTAACAGAGCTAATCTTGACTATACATACAATCAGCAGCGAGCAGAATTTAAGATACATAACTGGGATGGTACGATATGGTTCGGTTCTGGTGATAAGCCAGATTCTTTACGTGGCCCTAATATTGGTGCAGCGATTATTGATGAACCCTTTATTCAAAAGCGTGAAGTATTTGAGCAGATGATTGCACGCGTAAGACATCCAGAAGCAACCAAATCACAGATATTTTTAACAGGTACTCCAGAACAGCTTAATTGGGGATTTAATTTAGCTCACAATAAAGAAATGGATATAAGTGTAATACAAGCCAGCACACTTGATAATCCACATCTGCCAGATGACTACAAAGAAACGCTGTTAAAGTCTTACAGTAAAGAACAGATTGATGCGTATGTACACGGTAAGTTTGTAAATCTAACACAAGGCAGAGTATATCACGAGTTTGACCGTAACAAGCACATACAATCACGTAACGATTTGCAAAGCTGGGAGATTGGTTGCGGCGTTGATTTTAACGTAGATCAGTTATCTGGTTGTATTTTTAGGCACACAAAAGACGAAATACACGTTGAAAAAGAGATAAGATTAAAGAACGCTGGTACGTACGATTTAGTAGAACATTTGAAAAAGATTTATCCAGCGATAAAGGTGTATCCAGATAGCAGCGGTAGTGCGAGAAAAACATCAGCACCGCACACCGATCACGATATTATGAAAATGGCTGGCTTTCAAGTGTTATCACCAAGAGCCAATCCACCTGTTAAAGATAGAGTAAATACCGTAAATCGTTTATTACGTGAGGGTAGGCTTACTGTCGATAGTAGCTGTAAATATACAATTATGGATTTAGAACAAAATGTATGGAGAAATCAACAGATTGATACACGCGATCCAGAACACGGTCATATGAGTGATGCACTTGGTTATGGTTGTAACTGGTTAATGCCGATCGTACCAAAGACTGTTGGATATAGTAGATGGTAAATTTTATATTAGGAGCATCACTTTTTTTAAACATTTTATTAGTTGGATTTATTTTTTTTGCAATTCGTTTAAGAAATAAAGTTGATGACAACTTACAGGAACAAAATATGTATATACTTAACAAGATTTTTAAGCATAAAGAGGCGCAAGCGTGATAATACCAAATCTAGCACACGATACCGTAATGAGATCAGTAAAGAAGGTTATTGGTCATTCAGATGACAAAGTAACTCAAAGACGTATGAAAATGATTGATTTTTACGAAGGTGAGTATGATGAACATATTACACCATTCTTTGAAGGTGGTGTAAAACTTCCTCCTGCATTACCTAATTTTACGCATCGTATGGTATCTGCACGTTCACTTGTTTATAAAGATAGACCTGTTAGACTTAATGAGCGTTATACTGAATACTTGCCACAAGATATAGATTCTAAAATGAGCCAGATGGAGAAGATGACTTTTCTTACTGGCAATATGTGTATGTCATCTAATTTTGATGGCGAAAAACTACAATATGATATTATTCCGTACTTCTTCCCAATGTTTTTAGAAGGAAGTACAAAAGAGGCGGCAGTCTTTTATCCCATAGCTAATATGAATGATAAGACAAAACGTATGTATGAATTTTGGTCACGTACTACCGATGATCATATTGGTATGCATATGAAGTTTGATGAAAAAGGAAAGATACACTTCCACGAAGATAACGTGTTTGACATCTTACCTTTTACATTCGCTAAACGTAATCAAGAGCTTGTAGATGAATACTGGCAAGCTGGTGCGCTCGATATTGTTAGCGCGCAGGAACACGTTGCGATTCTTTATACAGAAGCTATGATTGCCGCAAGAATTGATGCGCTTGGTATTAAGTACGTCACAGGCGTAATGCAAGACACTCCAATTAGAGCTGGTGTCGAAGAAATTATTATGCTCCCAGATGGAAGTACAATGAATAAACTTCCTGCTGGTGACTTAAATAAAATCGTCGAACTGATTAAGTTCATAATACAAGACACAGCTTCTAATAATCACCTTGTTGCGCGTTGGGCAGATTCACAGGCTAATAGTGGTGTGCAAGTTAAGATGGAGAATCTTGAAAATTACGAGGCACGCGCAGCATCTGTGGAAGATACGTGGAGACCATTTGAACATAATCGTTTTAAAGTAGATCAAGCTATTCTTGCTGCAAACAATATCAATGTTGATGATGATTATCACGTTGATTTTGTAGAGCCAGAAACAGTACACGATCCGCAAGAACAACGTAATCAGTATGATTGGGAACTTGCCAACGGTCTAACAACCAAGCGTAGAATATTACAAGAAATCAATCCAGACCTTGATGAAGATTCTATACAAGAACTATTAGGGGAAGTTGCAGAAGAAGTAGCTGTAACAGAACCTACACAACCACAATCAATATTGGATATAATCGGTGGCTAAATTCGTTGATAATTACTTTGACAACTTAGAGCAGATACAAAAACAACTGCTTGAAAAGGTAAGCAGGATACTTCCTCGACTTGAACAGTTAAGTACAGAACAGAAGTTACAAGCAATTCGCTCACTTAACTTTATGGATGAAATGAAAACATTAGGTTTATCTAATGCAATCGATACATTGTACAACGATTTTAATAAAGAGATTACATCTGCGCTCCAAACTGCAACAGATTTAGGTGCATCTGTCAGTACAGTAAATTTACAAGCTATTGAAACAATGCGACTTCTTGAAGTAGATTCTTTAGTAAAAGGTTACGAGCAATATGCCTCAGACCTTAAAAAAGAGCTTATGAGAGCAGTAATTACAGGTGAGCCAGCCAAAGACCTTGCTAATAGATTAAAGGCTGAATATGGCGCAGAAAAAATGCTAACAGGTAAACAAAAAAGAGTAGTAGTTGGAGATGCATTTGCAAGATTATCTAATGCAACAACTGCTGAAGCGTTTGCTAACCTTCCAGAGCAAAAGTTTACGTATGTTGGGCCACAGGACGAAGTAACGCGCGACATCTGCAAAGAGGTATTGCGATCTACAAAGAATGATACAGGATATACAGCAAATGAGATTAATTCATTAGGATCAGTTGATTTTGCTACACGCGGCGGATGGAATTGCAGACACGATTGGATACCAGTATGAGAATGTCAGATGTACTCAAATTAAATCCTGTTGTCTGGAAACAAACTGGAGAATTTGCACTTGGTCGCATACGTGAAGATTCCAACAAGGGTAAACCGCAATCTGGAAGCAAAAGAAGTTATAAGACAGCATCACAAGGCTATTCATATAAAGATTATAAAAAGAATGGTATGCGTAAGTTTGGTATTGGGCCAGATAAAGTAGGAGCAGGGGAAAGACTTAAAGGCTTTGAGGGTATTTCAACAAATAGAGAGATAAGTAAAGTCAATGCAAGGCTTACTGGTGAAACATTAAGAAGAATTACAGTAAAATCTACAAAGAATTTTGCAGAGCTAAACTATCAACGCGGTTCTGTTGTTATGGGATTACAAGATCAAAGATATAACATACAAGATTTAAGTGATAAGAATATATCACGAGTCACAAAGAAGATTTCCGACTTCATCGGAAAGAATATCACAAAATACACACAAAAAGACACGGTGATAAAAGTTGGTAAACGATAACTCAAACAAGAGGTTAAAATGAGTGACGAAAAAGTCGAAGTTCAAGACGTTAAACAGGACACCGCTAATACTGCAAGCGAAGAAAAGCAGTCCGTCGAGGCAGTACCTTACGCACGGTTCAAGGAGCTGGTCGATGAAAGAAACACGTTCAAAAGTGAGTTAAGCAGTCTAAAAAATCAGATTGATGAACAAACCAAAGAGCGTAAACAAAAGGATTTAGAAGCGCGTGGTGAATACGACAAAGTGATTACTGATATGCAGAATGACCTTAGTAAGTATAAAACCAAAGCAGAGGCTTTTGATTCTTATCAGACAAACCGCCGCGAAGCGTTACTATCGCAGTTGTCTGAAGATGACCGTGACATCTATGCGGATATGAATTTGGAAAAACTCGAAGCTCACGTCAGCAAAGTCGCACAGCGACCTGCCGCAGTCGCAAAGACAGCAAAGGCTGGAAGCGCGGATTTTGGCGGATACAATAGTATGTCGGAATTTGCGTTGAATGATCCTAAAGGCTACAAGAAGATGCGAACTGCTGACCAGAAAAAAAGCGTATGGAATACAATCTTTGATAACTGACGGTAAAAAAGATACAATCGCTGGTATTGATGTCGATCCTAAAGATGATTGTAAAGTAACTACTGACGAAGCAGGCAATATGGATGTTAAAATCTACGATAAGCCAGCAAGTCGGTTAGATATGGTAGACTTTATGGAAGAACGATATGACAAATACACACGCGGTAAATCTTTAGATGCAAAGACGTATTTTACAGGCGTTGATTTCGATGAGAACGGTAAAATAATAAGGAAATAAAATGGCAATAACTAAACAATCAACCATTCAAGCTGGCGAATTAATACTTGCTGATGCGATTATCGCATTTCAAGAAGCTGGCGTTATGGTTCCATTGGTAACGACTGCAACAGCTCCACAAGGTTCTGGAACAGTATCGTTTCCATTCTATACTGATCCAGCATCATCAAACGTAGGTAGTGGTACAGACGGTTCTGATTACACCGCTACAACTACAAGAACAATCAGTAAAGCACAAGCTGCTATCGCTGAATATGTAGTACGTTCTGATGTTTCTGACTTAGCTGTACAATCTTCACCACAAAATCTAACTGCTGATGTGGGTACAATGATTGGACACGAACTAGCAATGAAAGCTGATGACCTTCTTGTATCTTTATTTACAGGATTTTCACAGACAGTTGCTGGTGCTGGAACTGCAATGGCATTAAGTCACGTATTTGATGCTGCAAGACAGCTTCACGCTGCTGGCGCACCTGCTCCATACAATATGGTACTTTCACCAAAACAGGTTTGGGGTGCTAAAGGTCTGCTTCAGTTGTTAATCAATACTAATAGTGGTTCACAAATGGCTGACAATCCAACTTCTGCTGAAGGCTTAGTTAATGGTTTTGTCGGACGTGTTGCAGGCACAGACGTATACTGGTCACAGGAAATCGATGAAAATATCGGTTCTGGCGGTGATGCTGCTGGTGGTATGTTCTCAAAAGGCGCAATGGGTATGGGATTTGGTGCTAATGGCCCAATTAACATAGAAGAACAGCGCGATGCATCTGCAAGAGCTACCGAGTATGTCGGTGTGCTTAATGGTGCAGCAGTAGAGATTAAAGATACCTTTGGTGTTTACATTCTCACAGACGTTAGCTAATAGCTGACTGTTATTAATAGGCAAAGGGGCGGTTTATTCCGCCCTAAAGCCTTAATTTGGAGTAATTATGTATTTTAAAAAAGATTCTGGCGTAGTATTTGAGTACGATGAAAACAAACACGATATTAAATCATTAAAAGAACGCTTTGTTGAATGTGATAAAGATGGCAACGAAGTAAAGAAAGATAAAAAGAAGTCAAAAAAATAGATGGCAAATTATAATTCAAGTCATACTGGTGCAGAGATTGATTCTGCGATTGGCAGAGTCAAAGATACCGCAGTAACCGCAGGAACAATCGCTGCTAGTTTGGGTGTTGTCGTTGATGCCAACAAGGACATATCTGGATTTCGCAACGTTACACTTACAGGACAGCTACAAGCTGCAACAATAAACCTCACAGGTGACACCACGATCGGTGATGGCGATTCCGACAATATCACGATTAATGCTGATGTAAATTCCAATATTATACCCAACACAGACAACACGTTTGACCTCGGCTCTGCCAGTAAACAATGGAAAGACCTGTACGTCAATGGCATCGGTTACATCGACCAACTCGGTACCGATGCTGATCCGATAGCTATCTACGCATCAAGCGGTGAAATCGATGGTACTGCCATTGGTAGCGAGTCTGCAAGTACAGGAGCGTTTACAACAGGGACATTTAGTGGCGTTGTTGATGTAACTGATACAACAGATGCCTCAGATGCAACAGGCGATACAGGGGCATTAAGAACTGAAGGCGGTGCAAGTATAGCCAAGAAACTTTACGTTGGAACTGACCTCGATGTAGATGGCGTGACCAATCTTGATGTAGTGGATATTGATGGTGCTGTTGATATGTCAAGTACATTAGCTGTGGGTTCGGATTTAACTGTTACAGGGCAAGATATTCAAACAGGGGCAAGTAATTGGTTGCATCTTGGAGATGATAGTAGGATTGTATCAATAGGTCAAGGTAACGAGCTTAATTTTTTGTACGATACAAACTCAGATGCAGCAATATATGTTAATTATAATGGCTATGGTGGTTCTAATACCCAATTTCGAGATTTTGCAATAGCTAATGGTAAAGGTAGTGTTATTATGACAGTTGATGGTTCTGCCTCTGCTGTTGGTATTGGCGTTACAAGCCCTGCATATCCTTTAGACATTGTATCCACGATAAACAATGGAGCTGCATTAGCTATTAGAGGTGATGTGGATGCTGATGGTAGATTTTCTGGCATACAATTTGGCGATAATGGCTCAACGTCTTATAGCAAAGGTGGTATTTTTTATGAAGGTAAAGATGGATTTGCGAGAGGTAA